TCATTCCACCTCAACCTTACGCTAGTTGGACATTGAATGACGACACTTGTCTATGGGAATCTCCAGTAGCAATGCCTGATGATGGTGAAATATACAAATGGAATGAAGAAACAACAACTTGGGATTTGGTGACCTTGCCAGATGCGGAATAAATAACCATAAGGGGGAGAGATGGGTTGGATAAACGGACTAAGAGATAAAAAAGGAAGATATGTTAAAAAAACTAAAACCAATGCTGTAAAGAACTGGTTTAAGAGGTTATTCAAATGATGACACTTCTCACAAATGTTTTACCGATTCTAAGTGGTTTCTTAATGAAACTATTTGCTATGAATCAACAAGCAAAACAAGATGCACAAAAGATGCAACTTGAAGCATTGACTGCAAGGTCTGTTGAGATAGATAAAGCAAGAGAACAAGCAAACAAAGAAAGTCCTATGGCGGCAATGAATAGAAGGATTATTATTCTTACTATTCTAGGTCTAATTATCTTTACACAGATAGCACCGCCACTAATGGATATAAATACGACTATTCCAGTTATCGAAAAATCAAATGGTTTTCTTGGTTTTGGTGGTGGCGAAACAACTACATTTATTGAAGTTGCTGGTTTAGTGAAGTATGCAGAAGTCTTTGAGTGGGCATCACTTATTATTGAGTTTTATTTCGGTGCTCAGTTAGCAAAAAGATAATGCCAAAAGACCCAAGATTAGCAAGAGTAGGTGTATCTGGTTTTAATAAACCTAAAAGAACACCTAACCACCCTAAGAAATCTCATGTAGTGGTTGCTAAAGAAGGCGATAAAGTTAAGACTATACGCTTTGGACAACAAGGTGTAAGTGGTGCAGGTAAAAATCCTAAATCTGCAAGTGAGAAAGCAAGAAGAAAATCATTTAAGGCAAGACACGCTAAAAATATTGCCAAAGGTAAAATGAGTGCTGCATATTGGGCAGATAAAGTTAAATGGTAGGAGAAAATAATGGCAAAAGGTAGTTATTCCGACGAAGAAGGCAGATATTATCAAGAGCAAGATGTAGGTTTTGAACCTTGTGAAATATGTGAATCACCTAAAATTTGTGCAAAGATGGGTTGTATGAAAGAAAAAATGCAAGAAAGATTTATGGGTGATAAGTTTGAAGATAGAAAGAAAAACCAGTAATGATTCCAAAAGACCTAGATGATGTTAAAAATGCTATCTGTGATTTACAGAAAGATATAGAACATCTTAAAACTAGGACTGATGAAAAATTTATTGGTATAGATGGTCGTTTAAAGGGAACAGATATAAGAATATCCGAACTCGATAAGTTCCACGATAGAAAATTGTGGCAATTTCTTATGACTGGTTTTGCAGGTCTGATAACATTAATAGCAGTTATGTTGTCTATGGAATCTAAAGCAGAACCAATAGAAACTATATCAACTACAACACAGACTGTACAGACCAATGGCAACATGACTACTACAGTCAAGCAACCACCACCTAGTGCAATCTCACCACAATTTAGTGCAGGTAATGGTAATGATTTATGCACTATAGGTATAGCAGGTGCAGTTCAAACTCAAATACTAGGCATATCAGCAGGTGGCACTATTACAGAGGAAAACTGTATTAGACTTAAAAATGCCAAGTTCTTATACGATTCTGGTATGAAAGTAGCATCAGTAAGTCTGATGTGTCAAGATAAAAGAGTGTTTGATGCTATGATGATGGCAGGAACACCTTGTCCTTATAATGGTCTTATTGGTGATGATGCTAAGATAGGTTGGCAAAATCACGAAGAAAAACCTTATGAAATTGAACAAGCAGAGAAGATTACTAATGAAGAAGCAATTACTTATAGCGGTATTGGTGCTTTGGGTTGGTTACTCCTACTCTAGTTATTATTTTGGTTCTTCGAATAATGCCGTAAATAACGCATATTCTTGGTCTATGGATAATATCCTACCAGATTACTATAATCTCGCTGTAAATGGCGTTTATTACACTTACACACCTATAAAGAATAGAGAAGATGCTATGAAGGTGTATGTCCAGAATGAAAATCCTAATGGCGGTTATATTTTTAAAGAAACAGATGATTGGTCTGGTAAATCTGGTGGTATCCCTATTCGTAAAGTAATAGGTTTAGAATATATACCTAGAGAACTGTGGGGTGATGGTTCTATAGAAATAGAGGGAACTGGTAGTATTAAAGATGCACAAGTCGTTTATTCTTATAGATATGAAGATGGATGTGCTACCCCACTAGACAATCCAACTTGTCCTGGTTATTCAGATGCAGTCTTAGATTTATTACCAGACACTACGATTACAGAAATATATGATGCTTTAGAAGATGAAAACATTAATCGAGAAGAAACTGAGGTGGATAACAAAAAAGAAGAACAAGAGCAAGAGGATGTCAAAGAAGATGACAGACTTGAAAGAGCGTTGGCAATTAATGAAGAAACCTTAGAGTTAGGCAACAGCATTGCACAAAATCAAATGTTAGATTCAATGAATAATGCAATACAAATGAATAACTATTATATTAAAACAATAGATGGTGGTGTATATAAAGAAACAGTTACTTTAAAAGATAGCAACTTACCCGACAATAAATATAGTGCTATCTTAAATCTGTCAGAAGACATAAAACATAATAAAATGGTAAACTTACAATATGAGGGGAATAAATTATGATTAAAGAAATAGCACTTATAGGCATAGTTGGAATAATTAGTTATGGTGGAAGTAAATCTGCTTTTGCTTTAGATATTCCTATTACTGCTTCTGTTACTGGTAGTTGTATTATCTCTACCGAAACAAACGGAACTTATGCACAACCACAAGCATATACATTAACTACAGCACCTGCTAGTGGTGGACAAATGCCAATCACAAGGGTAGATGTAACACTTGCTAGTGCATATAAAGTTAAATTTACTGTTCCAGATTCTTTTAGTTCTAGTCCGCAACTTAATGATGTGGTTACTTTTACTGGTGATACCGAAGTTAGTGCAGTATCAGATGCAACTGGTATGGCAGATTATGAAACTGATAAAGTTGAAGTTAATGATTATATTGATGAATATGATTTATCTGCAACTGGTTCTACTTGGTTTAAACACACATCTGTAGCAAACAATGGTGGTTCTAGGGCATTTCCTAGCGGAAACTATACTGCTTATGTAACGGCAGAATGTATCGCTTTATAATTCTTTTTTTGGCATTTGGTGTTCACGCTCATCAAATGTCGCCAACTTATCCAGAATGGGAATCTAGTTATTTAGACGGATTATCTGTCACTAGGGTTCGAGTATTCAATAAGAGAAAAGATGTCGAATACTACGAAATTGGTGTCTTTGATAAAGATATGAAACCAATCCCTTTTGTGAGTCAGTTCGATTTAAGAGGAATTAAATATAACAACTATGCAATGTTTGATATTTACATTAATGATAAATACAAAAAAGACGCCGTTTATATTTGTTCTACTTCAATGCTACAAGATATTAAAGTCGCAGTATCATCTAAAATCTGCTCAAAATTAAAATAATGAAGCCGAAATTTTCGATTTTAGCGACATTTCTTATATTAGGAATAGTAGCACAAGGGGTAAATGCCAACAATTCCTTGAATCTACAGTTACCAACTTCCTACAATAATTATTCTTATGACGAAGTAAGAACATCTGATAACTTCTCTTGTAAGAACGCTATATCTGGAACTACAAATTTTGAAATCGGTATGACTGGTATTGTTAATAACGCAGTTAGTCCGTTTGGTAGTGAAGACCCAAACAACCCAACAACCAAAGATGTAGGTTTATATGCTCGTATTACAATGCCTATTGGCAAAATACCAGAACGAGTGAACTGTAATGCACTTTATAAGTTAGAATTACACAAGAAACGCTTAGAGGTAATGAAACTAGAGCAAGAACTAAAACGCTTAAAGAATCTAAAGTTTGATAATGGCAAAAAAGATTGATATAGAAGCAACTCAGGAAAAAATAGCAAATGCCAAACTCTCGCTTTTTGGTTGGTCTTTTTCTCCAACTCAACTTGGACTTGGTTTCGGTATATTATCTTCTGTTATCGCTACTCTCTATGGTGGTTTTGTTATGTATCAAAAAGTAGAAGCAGTAGCAGGGTTAGACATAGAAGCGTTTGAAAATAGAATGAACCAGATAGAAGATAAAGCAAAATCTATTGACGATAATATTTATGCAATTAAGGAAGATTTAAAGAATGACATTAGAAGAATCAGTGATATTGTTGATGATATTGAGCGAGATACTAAAGACGATTTAAGAAGTTTTAGACTAGATATAAAAGAGGTAGAGGACAGACTTAATGATAAAATGCAAAAGTTCTTGGATAATCCTCTAAGTGGTAAGTGAAATACGATAGAGGTAATTTAGATAATTTTATGAGCGATACTGAATTAGAAATTAAAAAGATAGAAGAAGAATCAATGGAGAACTCTTGGAAAGATGAGTTAATAGTGATTGTATTCTCTTTACCAGTCGTTATAAATTTCGTTCTCCCACTATTTAGTGAGATGACTATGAAAGATGCTTGGTTAAATTTAAAAGAAGCACCAGAGTGGTACACAACGATTCTAACTATCTTAGTATTAGTGGTATTTGGTATGAGAAACCTAGTATATAAGTTAGCAGATAAATTATTTGATACTGGCGGCAAAAATGATTGCCCATGTAAAAAATAACTGGTATCTTATCTATCGGGCAGTTTCAATAATCTCTCTCTAGTAATTCCTCAAATTACTCTCCTTGTTTACTGCCCACCAGTTAAGTCCGTTTCTGCAGTAGAATTTTTTTAACCATATATGGTGTATTTAAGTTTAGTAAACTACTGTAGTTATGGACACTAATCAGCAATACCAACAATATGAGTGTTGGTTTTATTCTTTACTTATATGAATAAAGGGCGTATAATGGAACCATTAAAACTAAATAGACAGGGTTTAGTTGCTCTCTAAAAATCTAAGAAATAGAAATCTTGTAAAGATGAATCTTCAAGTATCTTATTATTTTATGTAACTAAATATAAGGAGAACAACTTATGAGAATATTCGGTTATGAATATAATGACGGTGGTCGTTCTAAATACTTTAAAGGTAAAGCAGGAGACTGTGCAGTTAGAGCAATGGCAATAGCGTTAGAACTTGACTATAAAGATTGCTATAACGAATTAGCAAAACAAAATCAGGTTAGCACGGGACAAAAATCAGCAAGAAACGGAATCTGGAAAAAAGATTTTGAGTTGGTTTTAAAACGCTATGGTTGGGTCTGGCATAAAGCACCTAAGTTCGATGGACGGAAAGCATACTGCCACGATATGCCGAAAGGTAAAGTAATAGGTAGAATGTCCAGACACTATGTTGCTATCATTGATGGAGTTTGTAATGATAGTTGGAATAGTGGTCAAAAAATGGTATATGGTTACTGGGCAAAACCAGATACTAAATAAACCAAAGAGGGGTGGCGAAAGTCATCCCTTTTTTTTGTTATTTGATTTTCCAATCTTCTAGTAATTGATAAACATCATCAACAGAATAAGCAACGCCTACTTTACCACCTGCTTTTTCTATTTGTTGTATTCTGACACGCTGTATCGGAGATAGATAACCTTTTGGAGTTTGAGTTTTAGGTTTCTTGATTTCAATACCATAATACTTACCATCATGGATTATTGTTATATCTGGAACTCCCGCTTTTACACCTTCTGCTTTCATTTTTTTAGCAACAGATAACTTCCTATGCCCACCATTAGGAACTGCCCAGTAACAGATTCTCCTTATTTCTAAATACTCAACTATTGCCTTTTGAAGTTTATGTTCAACTTCTTGCATCTAGTATCTTTAGAATCTCCTCGCTTAGGTCTTCAATGTATTCGCAAAGATTATCTCTCATACTTTTATCATTAGATCTTGATATTTGAGCAATAACTAACTTAATATCTAGCACTCTACTGATAACTTCTTGTTTATTATCCATTGCAGTATCTTAAAGGTAAATGAAAATAAAATGTAAATATTTCTTTACTTTATGAACAAAAGGCGTATAATGGCACATGTAATCAAATAAAAAGGAGAAAAAAATGACTACAACAACTAAACCTTCAATATTAGATATTAAATATAACTTTGGTGAGGACTTTCACACTAAGTGTTTTGTTATTCACTTGCAATGGTTAGAGAACTATGGCGATAGCGATAATCCTTCTTTTAGATGGAAAGGTGGCGAATCTTTGGTTTTCTGGGATGACAACTTAGCAAACATATATGCTAGGGTAGCAGACTTTTGTGCAAACTATAACACTCAGTATAGCGGTGCTAAATATCTTTTAAGTGATGATGAAAGTATGGACGACTTTATCTATAGACACGAGAAAGAATCAGAAGTGTCTTATCCAGAACTTTATACTCTTAGCAAAGATAATAAAGAAATGGTATCTATCAGGGAAGCAGACCCGTTTCCAGAGTTCTAATTACTAGGGGGGTAATACCCCCTATATTTTTATAAATAGTTTACATTATATGAACAAAAGGCGTATAATTGGATTATCAACCAAATAATAAGGAGATAAAAATGAAAAATCATGTTTCACAAGTTTTAAAAGATAAAGTTAATAACTATATCGACAACGGCAAAAATGCTAGATATATCGTTACTCAATTAATACAAGAGGGTTACGATTTCTTTGATTCACAAGAAGCAGTTACAGAAGTTTTATGGGAAAGAGAGGAGAGAGTTTAATGATAGTAGAATCTTTAAATATGACTGAGGTTATTGACAGATTAATGCAAGATATATATTCAGATTGGACTTACGAACAAGCAGAAGCACTAGCAGATTATTATGAACAACAATATGGTGGCGAAAAATATCATTGGGAATTTAGTAAACTTGAAGTGCGTTTAGAATGGTCAGCATATAAAACAAAACAACATCTTTTTAACCGCTATAGATTTCTATTTGATGAAGATGAAGTAGGCAATATAGAAACTATAGAAAACGAAACACTCGTAATTAAGTGTAGAGATAATACATATTTAGTGAGGGCATTCTAATGGCAAAGTGGAGAGTAAGAAAATGGGAAACTGTGAGAGTTATGAGTGCTATCACAGTTGAAGCAGATAGTGAGTTTGAAGCAATAGCAGAAGCACAAGATGATGAGTTAAATATGAAATGGGACGGGAAGTTAGAATACCCTGAAACCTTAGATGATGAAGATGAGTGGTTTGCTAGTGAAGTAGAGGAAGAATAATGAATTTAAAAGATAGTGAAAAAGTTGCACAAGACATCATAGATAACTTACCAAGACGAATGGCAATACAATGGATTGGCACTATTATTTGGCGATTCTCAGAGCAAGATAATGAATTTAATAAAGCAGTTAAGAATCATTTAAGAAATATAAAAAATAAATAAATAGATATAATAGAATTATGAAAAGAAGCACATTAACTGGTGAAGAAATAAAAACTCTAAGACACCAATTAAAACTTAAACAGAGAGAGTGTGCCGATATTATCGGTGTAGGTATTCGCCAATGGCAAAAGTATGAAGCAGGAGACCAACCCTGCAAACAACTTTACATAGATGTTTTAAAGGCGAGAGCAAATTAGTATATAATGTAATCACCTCATAAGAGTTGTAAACTAAGAGGGGGAGTAATTACCCCCTCGAACTCTAAGAGGTTAGTTTATAAATTTTTATAGGGGGTATATATGAGCAACTCTGCTCAAGAAAAACAATCATTTCTTATTTATAAGTCATTCTACGAACCAATTAAACATCTTACAGATGAAGAACTTGGTAAACTTTTTAGAGCAATCTATCAATATCAACTAACTGGTGAAATACCAGAACAATCTTCAATCTTAATGGCATTTATGTTCTTTAAGAATCAGTTTGACTTAGACAATGTAAAGTATGACAAGAAAGTAGAAATACTTAGAGAGAACGGCAAGAAAGGTGGTAGACCTAAGAAACCAAAAGAAAGCAAAGAAAACCATTTGGTTTTTGAAAAAGCAAAAAAACCAGTTAAAGTAAAAGATAAAGTTAAAGATAAAGATATTAAATATAACTTAGAAACAAAAGATGGTTACTTTGCAGTTAGTGAAACCTACTTTGGTGAATTACAACATACATACCAATTTGTAGATTGCCACGAAGAATTTAGAAAAATGGTAATGTGGTTAAAGTCCAACACAAGTAAACAAAAAACTAATAGAGGTATGCCTAGATTTATTAATAGTTGGTTGTCAAGACAAGCAGATAAAATACCACAAAAAAATGACATGTCTTATGCAGAAATTGGTAATATGGTAAGACAAAAGCAACAAGATACAACTGTAACCAAAGTTCTATCATTGGAAGATATTAAGAAGATGAGACAAGAACAATTAATAAGGAGAGAGAAAGATGTACACACCAAGCATTGATTATTTAGAAACAGCACAAAACATTCTTGCTAGATTAGAAATGGAATACAAATACGCTTCTGCAAGAGGCGTAGATAAACCAGAAATGATTAAGTTTCTAGCAGAACAGTTAGAAAGACTACACGACCATGAAGTCTTATGTTGGCAAGAAGCACTAAATAAAATAGCAGAAGAAGGCAGACAACACCCACCTACTGTTCCAGAAATCATAAAAGTAATTAAAGATATTGCAAAACTTACAAGACCTGCATTACCAGTTCCAGAGAAAGAAGAAAATATAGACTGGATGAGAAAGTGGGAAATGGCAGACGATAAGTCAAAGTTTAAGTTCTACATTACTAATAGATTTATAGATGTTGCACCTTTTATAGAGAATCTATTTCACGAATACAATATAAAACATAGAGGTTGGAAGCGTTGGGAATCTAAATATATGATGTCATTTCACTACTGTCCACAATACATTACACCTAGTGAAGATAATCCACAAGAAGCATATAAAAAGATGAGAGAACTTACAGAAGAAAGACAAAACAAGATTATTAAATACTTTCAAACAAGATGATTAATCTAAGAAAAGTTGGAGTAGGAACAATCATTCCTGCTGATGAAGAAAGTTCTAATTTTGTAGATAAACTAAAACTAAACGAAGTTATCTCTGCTGATTTTAAGAAACCTAGAAACTATAAATTTCATAAGAAGTATTTTGCATTAGTAAACTTTGCATACGAGAATTGGGAACCAGAAGCATTTGAAGATTCTAAATGGAAAGATATAGTTCCAGAAAAGTCTTTAGAACGCTTTAGAAAGGATTTAATCATTTTAAGTGGGCATTATGATGCAGTCTATAGAGTAGATGGTTCGGTAAGAATCGAAGCAAAATCCATAAGTTTTGCGAGTATGAACGAAGAAACATTTGCAGAACTATATGATGCTACAATAAATGTAATCTTAAAAAAGATTCTTAAAAACTACACTAGAGAAGATTTAGATGTAGTGTTAGCACAATTAGAGGAGTTTTACTAATGGCAACAATCGAAGAAAAATACGAGTTAGCACTACAGATGCTAAGTGATATTACAAATAACATAGCAGAAACACAACACGCTACGCCTTCTAACTTTGACGAGCATATAGAAACTATTATTGATAATCCTAATATCTTTATAGAAGATGATTTAGAGGAAGAAGAAATCACATTACAATGACAAAGAAAGAGAGAAAGCAAAGATTTGATTTAATATCGCAAATGGGTTGTTGTATATGTCAAAGACCTGCTGAGATACACCACCTTATAGGGCATAAATATAAGGGAATGGGAATGAAAGCAGACGATATATATACTATTGGTTTATGTCCAGAACATCATAGGGGAAATCAGGGGATTCACCACTTAGGTATGAGAATATGGGAAGATATTTATGGTAGTCAAGATTATCACTTAACTAGGGTAGAAAAATTTATTGAAAAAAACTTTACTTATGAACAAAAGTCGTAGTATAATGGCACCATAAGTTAATAAAAACTTATATTTTAACCAAATAAAAAGAGAGAAAAAAAATGGAAAATACTTCAAGAACAGATAGCATAGACTATATCAGACATCCAGAGTTTAACTCACCAGATGTTAATTACAAGAAAGATAAAGAGTTGTTATTAGACTTTATCGAAACAGTTTCATTAACATTCGAGCATAACATTCCTAAAGACTACAATGGCGATTACGAAACTATTAGTAATTACGATTTCTGCCAAACAAGTATCAGAACTATTTATATCTACTCAGATACTTTCGGTTGGTCAGACTTTAAAAAGTTAGTAGATAAAACACTTATCAATAAGTTCTCAGAGCAAGTGTTAAACGATTTAGACTTTTACCCAGAGGGAGAATAATCATGGAATTTATAAGCATCACAACACCTAGAGGAGATTTTGCAAGTTCATTAGCAGAAGATATTGGCAGAGGTTACATCAGCGTAGAAGATGCCAACGCTTTACTTAATGGTAATAAAACTTATGCAGAGATTCAATACTCTAAATCAGAAGTCCAACAAGAAATTAATGATTGGTTGGATAATGGATAAACACTTTAAGGCATTCGTTCAAGATATGTTTATGAAACACAAAGACGAGTGCCAATGGTGGAAGATAAAGTGTAAATATGGTAGTTATATTAACTACTACAAGAAAAATAGAGATTTCTTAAAAACCAAATACAAGGAGAAATATAGTGAGCAAGAAAGATAGAGAATACATAATCGAAGAATTTATTTACCCAGTCATAGTTATGACAGCATTTGTAATACTAATGTTATTTTTAACGGGAGCAATACAATGATGGATTTAGCGTATTTAGATATGGCAGTCAGAATTGCTATAGAGATTATTAACTTTTTCTAAGGGGGAGAGTATGAGCATAACTTGGAAAGATGTAGTAGATGTAGAGATAGGCGGTATAGATAAGAGCGACTATCCAGATTTTTGTGATGGTTATATAGAGAGTGCTTATAACATTAAAGCAGATAGACCATGTACAGAGGAAGAACTAGAGCAACTGGAAGCAGATAGCGATAGTATGTATGAAGCGAAATACGATACATTATTTTAGGAGAGAGAGATATGTCACAAGAACTAGAAATTATTAGAGCAATTAAAGAGTTTGGATATGTTGATAGAAAAATGGGAATCAACGAATTAGGTATATGGAATCTTACAGCAGTTATTACTAAGATGAGGCAGAAAGGTTACGATATAGTTAGTATCGAGCATAAAGGCGTTAATAGATACGGCAGAAAAGTTAAATGGTGTAGTTATAAACTGGGGGAAGAATGAAAGATTTACCTAAGAAACTATCATACTTAAATAAGTCATTAGAGAGATTTATTCAAGAACTTAAAGACTATAAAAAAACGAAAAAAAGTCATAAGTAGTATGAATGTTAGTATAATAGAAATATTGTTTGCAGGGGTAGTATTGTGGACAATGTGGGAGTTCTTTCAACTATTGGAAGATACTAAAAAACAAGAGAGAGAATATAAACTAAATAACAAGGAGAAATCTCATGGAAACAATTAATATCAAAGGTAAAGAATATGTTACTGTTGATGAAAGATTAAAGTTCTTTAGAAAAAATGTACCAAATGCTTCACTAATAAGTGAAATGATAAGTAATCAAGATGGCGTTTGTATCTTTAAAGCAAGTATCTTTATAGATGGAACTATAGTCGCTACTGGTCATGCTTACGAGAAAGAAGGAAGCACTTTTATTAACAAGACAAGTTATATCGAGAACTGTGAAACAAGTGCGTGGGGTAGAGCATTGGCAAACCTTGGTATAGGATTAACGGGTTCAGTTGCATCAGCAGATGAAGTGCAAAATGCAATACTTAACCAAGAACCAAGACACCTTAGTAAACAGCAAATTAACGAATCACTAGATATTATTGCTAAGTGTGTTGAAGATAGTAAAGATGAGAGAAAAGAAGAGGCAGCGAGAAGGAAAGCGAGGTCAGTATTCCAAAGAGCAAATGACCCGTCTATCGCAGAGGAGAGCAGAAGCATAATTTTAAATACAATAACAAAACACTATCCTGAATGGGTAAAGGATATTAAGTAATTAGCAGGGTTCACTACCAATGCTAGTCGGGGGCGGTTCCATACTAAGTTCAAGAATCTTTCGTATCTCCCCGTCCTCGTTAGGTTACAAGAATAGTGCGAGTGGTTGCCGTAAGCAACTCCATTAATTAAATAATAAGGAGAAGATAATGGAAGAGAAAAAATTTATAGATGGTCTAAGAGTGAAACAACCTCACCCTAACGCACCAGAATTTATAAAAGCAAAAATTAGTATTAACAAGCAATCTTTATTACAATGGTTATCACAACAACCAGATGAATGGATTAATGTAGATGTTAAAGAGTCTAAGACTGGTAATTGGTATGCAGAGATAGATACTTGGAAACCAGAAGCATCAACAGAAAATCCTAGATATGCTACACAACCAGATACTAAAGAGGAATTTAACGACCAAGTTCCATTCTAATTATGAATACAATTAAAGTCGATATAAACGAAGTATTTGAAAACGACACTAACCCAAGGGAAATAACATCTGATAAGTTTGCTAAATTAGTAAATAGCATTAAAGATGCCCCTTGGATGTTAGATATAAGACCAATCGTAGTTAATGACGATATGGTAGTTCTTGGTGGTAATATGCGATTAAAAGCGTGTCGCCAAGCAGGTCTTAAAGAAGTTCCTATAGTTAAAGTATCTGATTTAACGGAAGAACAACAAAAAGAATTTATTATTAAAGATAATGTTGGTTTCGGTCAATGGGACTGGGATATTCTAGGTAATGATTGGGACTTAGAGAAGTTGGAAGAGTGGGGTTTAGAATTAGAGATTACTGACCCAGAATACGACTCTTTTGCTGATGACAGTTACACTAAGAAAATAGATGCACCAGAATATGAACCATCTGATGAGAAACCAGAACTAACTGACTTAGTAAATACAACTAAATCTAATGAACTTGTAAATAAGATACAAGCAAGTGAAATAGATAATAACATTAAGAATTTCTTAATAATGGCAGCACAACGACATCTGGAATTTGACTATTCAAAGATTGCAGATTTTTATGCACACGCTGAACCAGAAGTCCAAGAACTTATGGAAGAATCAGCATTAATTATTATTGACTTTCAACAAGCGATAGCAGGTGGTTATGTCAAACTTAATCAAGAAATCACAGATAGGTATTTAGAAGAATATGGCGATGAAGCATAAAGACTTTGCAATATTTATTCTTACTTACGGAAGAAGTGAAAAGATTTATACACTAGAAACTTTAAGAAAGCAGGGATATACTGGAAAGATATATTTAGTTTGCTCTGTAGATGACAAAGAGTTAGAGAACTATAAGAATCTCCATAAGAATGTCATAGAGTTTGATAAGAATGACTATAAAGGCACTTTTGATATTGGTGATAACTTTAATGACGATAGAGTGGTTGTGTATGCTAGGAATGCCGTTTTCGACATAGCAGAAGAATTAGGTTATACATACTTTCTAGTTCTTGATGACGACTATACACAGTTCAGATATACAAGAGATGACTTAAACGACTATCTGACTAAAGCAAGAAATATTAAAGATTTAGACAAGATTATGGACATCTTGTTAGATTATTACATTCAAACCAATGCTAAAACGCTCTGTATTGCTCAGGGTGGCGACTTTATTGGTGGAGAAGGTAGTAGGGTATTTAAAAAGAAATTAACCCGTAAAGCAATGAATTTCTTTATCTGTTCTACAGAAAGAAGATTCCAGTTTATCGGTAGAATTAATGAAGATGTAAATACCTATGTTAGGTTTGGAACTGTAGGAGATATATTCTTAACTATAGCAGACTTACGACTTGAGCAACTAGATACACAAAGCAATTCAGGTGGTCTTACTGAGTTCTATTTAGATGGTGGAACTTATGTGAAATCTTTTTATACTGTTTTGTTTGCACCTTCTAGTGCTAAAATAAATTTAATGGGCAATAAAAATATGAGATTGCACCATAGCGTAAAGTGGAACAATACAACACCCGTTCTTTTACCTGAGAAATATCAGAAAAGGAGAGTGACAGAATATGACACATAAAAAAGATACAAATATTAAAAAGAAAGCAATGATAAAAGCACTAGAAAAATCACTTGGAGTTGTTACTCCTGCTTGTAAGACAGCAGAGATTTCTAGGGAAACACATTATCGTTGGATGAGAGAAGATGAAGAATATGCTTTAGCAGTAGATGAGTTATCTAATGTAGCACTTGATTTTGCAGAAAGTCAATTACATAAACAGATTAACTCTGGCAATTCAACATCTACTATTTTTTACTTAAAGACAAAAGGTAAGAGCAGAGGATATATAGAGAAGCAAGAGTTCGATTTATCTTCTAGCGATGGAACTATGCAACCTCAAATAATTGAGATAGTTGGTGTAGCACCGCAACCGAAGTGAAAGTAAAACAACAAATTTCTATACCCGAAAAGTTAAGACCATTATTCGAGGGGGAAGCAAGATACAGATGTGCTTATGGTGGTAGAGGAAGTGCTAAGACTACTACCTTTGCATTAATGACTGCTATATGGGGTTACAACTGGGGTAAGCAAGGTAAACACGGACAGATAGTCTGTGGTCGTGAGTTTATGAACTCTCTTAATGATTCTTCACTAGAAGAAATCAAAGCAGCGATTAGAGGTATCCCTTGGTTAGAATCTTACTATGATGTGGGAGAGAAGTTTATAAAGTCGAGAGATGGTAATATCTCTTATACTTTTGTTGGTCTTAGAAGGTCTTTAGATTCTATAAAGTCTAAATCAAGAATATTGTTAGCGTGGGTAGATGAGGCAGAGCAAGTTTCAGATACAGCGTGGACTAAATTAATACCTACAGTTCGAGAGCAAGACTCAGAAATATGGGTTACATGGAATCCAGAATCTAAATACTCTGCAACACACGAACGCTTTAGAGTAAACCCACCAGCAGGTGCAAAGATTGTCGAGATGAACTATACAGATAATTTTTGGTTTCCAGATGTCCTAGAAAAAGAAAGATTAGAAGATAAAGAAAAAAGACCAGATATGTATGAGCATATTTGGGAAGGTGGATTCTTAACATTCTCAGAAGGTGCTTATTATGGTAGAGAAATGAGAGTGATTAGAGAAGAAGAAAGAATAGCAAATGTTGTATACGATACAAGCACAGCAGTTGTTACAGCGTGGGATTTAGGAGTTGGTGATTCTACTGCTATCTGGTTTGCACAATTTGTAGGAGCAGAAGTTCACCTTATTGACTACTATGAGGGTTCTGGTGTAGGATTAGAGCATTATGTAAAAGTGTTACAAGAAAAGGGTTATGTTTACGACAAGCATATACTACCGCATGATGTTAGAGTAAGAGAACTTGGAACTGGAATGAGTAGATTAGAAACACTTGATAGTTTAGGTCTTAAAAATGTTGAAATAGCACCTATGTTAAATATAGATGATGGTATTCAAGCAGTTAGGTCTTTACTCGGTAAGTGTTGGTTTGATAAAGAAAAAACTGAATTCGGTGTTGATTGTTTGGTAAACTATAGTCGAGATTGGGACGAAAACGGCAAAACTTGGCGCCTAAGACCTCGGCATGATTTATATTCGCATGGTGCAGATGCGTTTAGATATTTAGCAATAGGTTATCGCCCGAACTCAACAAACTGGGGTGAGCCTATAAAACGAAACTTACAAGGTGTAGTTTAATATGGCAATAACAACATATACAGAATTAAAAACGGCAATCGCCAATTTCTTAGACAGAGATGATTTAACTTCTGTCATACCAGATTTTATTTCACTAGCAGAAGCACAACTTAATCGTGATATTAGACATTGGAAGATGGAAAAGAGAGCGAGTGGACAACAGTCTGCAGGTGATGAATGGATGCAAATACCAAATGATTGGTTAGAAACCATTAGGTTAAATATTAGTGATGGTGGAACTAGAGCGGTAGATTTAATTAGTAGAGCAAGTATGCAGGATAAAAGAGCAGGTAATTTAGATACCTCTGGAACACCTATGTATTATGCCCATTCTGATAGTCAGTTTGAGTTATATCCAACACCTAACGCTACAACAAATTTAGAACTACTTTACTATGCAAAGACAGATGCTTTATCAGGCAGTAATGCTAGTAATTGGTTACTGGAAGATGCACCAGATGTGTATTTATATGGAAGTTTAATGCACTCTGCACCGTATCTTGCAGAAGATGAGCGAGTTGCAGTTTGGTCGCAAATGTATTTTGCGGCAGTAGGGCAACTTAATAAAATATCCGAAGATGCTCGTATGAGTGGGTCGGGTTTAACACTTAAAATAAGGGGAATGGGATAATGAGTTTTTCAAATTATTTAGAAACAAAAGTTTTAGACCATGTATTCGGTGGTACTGCTTATACAGCACCTACTACATTATATGTGGCACTATTTACAACTGACAACACAGATTCTGGTGGTGGTACTGAAGTATCTGGCGGTGCTTATGCAAGACAGACAGTAACATTTACAACTTCTGGTGCTACTACATCAAATGATTCTGATATTGAATTTCCAACAGCAACAGCAAACTACGGAACAGTAATCGCTGTAGCAGTTATGGACGCATTAACTGGTGGTAATCAACTAGCGTATGCAGGTCTTACTACAGATAAAACTATCGAAACTGGTGATGTATTTAGAATCCCTGCTGGTGATTTAGATATTACACTAGACTAATAAATGTCAGTTTACGGCAGTTGGTATTATGGTCGTCTAGCATACAGCGATGGCGAACTAGCAGATGGTTCTGCTACAGTATCAGCAAGTTCAACTACTTCTTCTAATTCTACTGCTAATGGTAGTAGGATAAGAGAGAGTGATGCTTCTGTTACAAATAATGCTACGATAACTGCTAATGCAAATATTATTGTAAATGCTACGCCAAATACAATAAGTGCAAGTGCTACTGTTTCATCAGATTGCGAAAGAGCAAGGTTTGGTGAATCAGCAGTATCAACTAATTCTACATTTAGTTCAAATGGCGAAAGAGTTAGAGAAAGTGCAAGTACAGGAACTGCAACTGCCGTTGCTACCATTCAAGCAACGAGAATCAGAGAAAGTGATGCTTCCCTTACATCAACTGCAACAACTACTTGTGATGCTGAAACAGTAATAGATACTAATCCAGATACGATTAGTGCTACATCTACTACTACAGCAAACTCTACTGCCAACGGAACTAGAATTAGAACATCTGGTGCAATAGTATCATCTACCACTACTACCGCAACACTAGGTCAAAGAGTAGGTGAATCAAGTGCAACAATAGTATCTACAACAACAGTATCTACAACTCTATCTGCAATAAGAGTAAGAGAAACAGACTCTGCTGTAAGTTCTACTTCTACATTAAGTCCTGCTACTACAATAGAAAGAGTTAGAGAGAGTGGTAGTGTAGTATCAGTAACGACAACTAATGCGTTTAGTGGTAGAGAGAAATGGGAAGTAATAGATAGAGCATCAGACACTTGGACATTAATAGCAGAATCAAGTGATACATGGACGGAGATAGCGGCATGAGTTTAATACCATTACAAATACCACCAGGTTTTCATAGAAACGGAACTGATTACGAAAGTGCTAATAGATGGCGAGATGGTAATTTTGTTCGTTGGCATCAGAACTCTTTAAGACCAGTAGGCGGTTGGACAGATAAAACGACAACTAATGATACTATTACTGGTAAAGCAAGAGGTATGTTTGGTTGGAGAGATAATGACCTAGATGGTTATATTGCTATTGGAACAGAATCTAATTTATATTACATGACACCAGGCGGTGCTGTTTACGATATTACACCAAGTGGTTTTACTTCTGGTAATGCTAGTGCAGTAGTTATTACTGGTTATGGTGGTTCTTACTATGGAACTGGTTATTATGGAACTAAAAGAGCAGATGCAGGTGTTTATTCACTAGCAACTACTTGGGCATTAGATAACTGGGGTGAGAATTTACTAGGTTGCACAGCAGATGATGGCAAGATATATGAGTGGACTTTAGACACAGCAGTTTTACCTACAGCACTTACTAATGCACCAGTCGATAATAGAAGTATGCTTGTTACCGAAGAAAGATTTGTTTTTGCTTTAGGGGCAGGTGGTAATCCAAGAAAAATACAATGGTCTGACCAAGAAGATAATACAACTTGGACTGCAAGTGCTACCAATCAAGCAGGTGATATAGAACTACAAACAACTGGTTCTGTAATGTGCGGTGTTAAAGTTAGAGGTAGAACATTAATCTTAACTGATGCAGATGCTCATATAGCAACTTATCAAGGTGCACCATTTGTTTATGGTTTTGAAAGAGTAGGTACATCTTGTGGTATTGCATCTCAAAAAGGTGTAATTGCAGTAGATGAGGGTGCATACTGGATTGGTGAAAAATCGTTTTTCTACTTTAATGGTTCAGTAGCAACAGAATTGCCTTGCGAAGTATCAGACTATGTATTTGCTGATGTTAACTCAGACCAAATAAGTAAATCGTATGCAGTTCATAATAGTGAATTTAATGAAATATGGTGGTTCTTTCCTGCCGCAGCATCTAATGAGAACTCTAAATATGTTGCTTATGACTATGTAGAAAGAAACTGGTCTATTGGAACTATAGAAAGAACAGCAGGTATTGATGTTGGTGTTTACACATCACCACTATGGATTGATGCTAGTAATGACCTATATAATCACGAAACTGGTTGGACACATGGCACAGAAACACCTTATGTAGAAACAGCACCTATTAGTCTTGGTGTTGGCGACCAATTAATGAGAGTTAATAAATTAATACCAGATGAAGGCACACAAGGTGAAGTGCAAGTTAAGTTTAAGACTAGAAACTATCCCAATGCAAGTGAAACCACGCATGGTGCTTTTACTATGGCAAATCCTACTAATGTAAGATTTCAAGGTAGGCAAATTAGAATGAGAATAGAAGGTGTTGCTAATGCAGACTGGAGAGCAGGTATTATGCGGATAGATGCAAGACCAGGCAGTCGTAGATGAGCGGACAAATACCACCACCACCATTTGGAACATTCCAACAATGGGGTGAAAGACTTAATTCGTTTATTACTTCTACAAAAGACTTATTAACATTCTTTACAAGTAATGCTTCTGCATATCGTAATGGTGTTTTATTATGGGACGATAGTAATAAATATCCAGTAGTGTCAAAAGATGGAGTATGGACACCTCTCGGACTTGGCGGTGGAACTAACTCTGGTAGTTATGGTATGTTTTATGATACAACTAACCAAACTGCTACGGATGTTGATACTCCGTATGGAATTACTTGGAACAGCACAGCGTATAGCAATAATATCTCTATAGATGGAACAGATGCTTCTAAATTAAACTTTACTAAAAGTGGTACTTACCAAGTTTTATTCTCTGCAACTATACATAGTGAAAATGCTAGTGCTAAACATATTTATTTCTTTCCAAGAATAGACGGAACAGATATTGATGGTTCTACAATGATGCACTCTTTAGATACTAACAATAATCGTAAAGTGGTAACTAGAGGTGGTATATTTCAAATAGATGCAGGTAGTTATCTACAAGCAATGTGGGCAACAGATGATACAGATTTAGATATGCACCCAGTAACTGGATTAAGTTTTGCACCAGATATACCAAGTGCTACAATAACAATAACAGAAGTATCTACATGAATATAACAGAAGAACTACTTAGGTGTAAGAAGTGGATAGAGGCAGCACTTAGTAAGGGTGGTGATACTCATTCTTTTGTTGATATATGTGATAGTGTTATTAAAGGCACTATGCAACTATGGGTAGGTGAGAAGGGATGTGCAGTAACAGAGATTGTTGTATATCCTAACAAGAAAGTTTTGCATGTATTCCTTGCTGGTGGTAAGATGGAACAAATTACCGATATGCATGATGATGCTGTAAAATGGGCAAAAGAGCAAGGTTGCGTTGGAATGACTATTTCTGGACGCAAAGGTTGGCAAAAAGTTTTAAGCGAGAAGGGGTGGAAACCTCAACAATTAGTATTAGGTAAGGAGTTTTAGTATGAGTGGCGGTAAAGGTGGCGGTAGTTCTTCAAGCACAGAAATACCTGCTTGGATTAAAGAACCTGCTCAAAGAAACATTCAAAGAGCAGAAGATATACAAAAGATAGGTTACATGCCTTATTATGGTCCAGATGTTGCGGCATTAACACCAATGCAACAAATGGGTATGCAACAAAATGTAGGTGCGGCACAAGCATTTGGTTTAGCACCACAAGGTAATATTGATGTTATGGCAGGTATGCCTAAAGCAGAAACATATCAAGGTGGAGTGCAAGGTTACTCTGCAGCACCATTATATGAACAAGCGTTAAGCGAAGTAAGTCAAAGACAACCTACATTTATGGAACGCTATAACAAACTATACGAGTAGGAGTAGAGTATGTCAGGACCAGGAAATATACAGACTATACCCGCAAATGCACCTTCACCAATACAAGCAGTTGGACAAGCAACACAAAATTTAGCGACCAATATTACAAAACCAGGATACAATCCAACATTTAGTAATATAACACCTATGCCTACTATAGGTGCAGGTGGTGGTAAGGGCGGACAACCAACAGTCCAACCTATAGCACAAGGTCAAACACTAAATACTAATCAATTAATTACTCCAAATGGACAACCAGCACCAACTGGTGGTGTAGTAGCAAAACCTTACATACCTACACCATTTCAAGGTGGTGTTCCAACAAATATAAATCAAGCGGCAGCACAATCTGTTAGAGGTGCTATGCAAGGAACTTCAGAGGCAATGGGTTACCAACCACAGATGGTTGGAACTTCTGCATTAACACCTATGGTAGGAACTAATACACTAGCAAGAACTAATATGGCGGCATATATGAATCCGTATGAAAGTCAAGTTGTTGGTTCCGCACTTGGTGATATTGAAAGACAAAGAAAATTACAAGAACAGCAAACTTCTACTGCTGCACAAAGAGCAGGTGCATTTGGTGGTTCAAGACATGGTGTTGCACAAGCAGAAACTAATAGAGCATTTGCAGAACAAGCGGCACAAACAGCGGCAGGTTTAAGACAAGCAGGTTATACACAAGCACAAGGTATGGCACAAGCAGACTTGTCAAGACAACTACAAGCACAAGGTATGAACCAGAGTGCTGCACAGCAAACTGCACAAAGAATGTTAAATGCACAAATAGCAAACCAACAAGCAGGACTTGCAGGTATGCAACAAAGATTAGGTGCATCAAACCAATTAGGTCAATTAGGAAATCTTGGTTTTGGTATGGGTCAAACTATATCTCAAAATATGCTACAGCAAGGTTTAATGCAACAGCAAATGAATCAAGCACTAATAGATGCAGCACAACAAAGATATGGTCAATATACTGGTTATCCTACTCAAGGTATTGGTTTACTATCAAGTGCGATTGGACAATCTCCAACTCCACAAACTACTACAACTAATAACCAGAAGGGTTTATTCGACTATGCTACATTGGCAGCAATGACTTATGCAGGAATGAATAGATAATGGCACAATACAGCACACCTTTTTATGGCGGTTTTAGTGATGTTACTGCATTTGACCCATTAGAGTGGTTAAGAAGAAGAAACTTACAAAAACCTACTACACCAACTACACCTATAACTCCAACAGCACCTCAACCTTCTACAAGTGGTGATGATAGTTTCCCAGATGTAGGTAATGTTAGTGGTGATGGTTTATTAGGTTACAACCAAGCACAAGCAACTCAAGACTACTTAAAAGCGAGAGAGGATTACCCTACTGCATATAAATTAGCAACTATGGCAGTTCCTGGTGTTGGTCTTTTAGATAACATAGCACAAGTTGGAATGGGTATTAATCCACTTGGTGATTTAACTGGTGTGGGTAATCAAACATTTAGTAATTATCAAGGTTCTACTACATCAAGAGGCGACCCGTTTAGTGATAGAACTTTAACAAGAGACCAGTATAGTGCAGCATTAGCATCTTATAATCAAGATAAACAAGCAGGTATGCTAGACCCTAATCAAGACTGGGCAAGTTATTACAACGAATATACTGGTAAAGAACAAGCAAAAACTACGCCTACTCCATTAGGATATACATTTCCTTCTTGGTCGCCAGATAAAGTTCCTGCTTGGAGAAATAATTTAGAACCTTCTACTGCTAACCCACCTAGAACACAACCATTAGGTTTAGTAGATAAAGCAATAGGTTTAGCAAGTAATTGGTCTAACCCTGCTGCATCAACAGATACCTCTACATTGTCTGGTTCTACTGGAACTACAAATGCAAGTATTACAACTAATCAAGATGGTAGTTTAACATTCTCTAGTGATGAAACTGGTGATGTATCTGGAACAGACTATGGTGGTGGATACTCTGGTTGGGATTCAGGTTATGAAGGTGGTTATACTGGTGGCGGTGATGTTAATGGCGGTGAAATCGGTTATGAATCTCCAGATGGTGGTGATTCTGGTGGCGACTCTGGTGGTGGCGGTGGTTCTTATATCGCAACTGCTACAACTCAAGCATTAGGCGAAAATGGTCTGAAAGTTTTTGAAGATTGGAGAGATTATATGTTTAACGCTTTACCAACCTTTACGGCAACATTTGGGCGTTATAGAGCAACAGCACCTAAGATAGTAGAAGAAATTAATAAAAAAGATAACTCTAAAGAACTTTATAAAGAAATCTGGTCTAAACATTTAAAACCTATATACGATTTAATTAAAGTTGATAAAGATAGTAAGAAAGCACTAAAAGATTACAAAGTTATGGTGCGTGAACTAACTAATAAATATTTAAAAGGGTAAGTTATGGCGAACTACTTTGAAAGAATACTAAGTGAACTTAGCAACTTGGGTCAAGATTCTAAGTCCACAGTCAGGGACAGTCAAATGCTACAAGGTTTGCTAGGTATGATGACTACCGATAATCAACCACCAGTCTATGATAAGTCAAGATACGCTACTACAGAAAGCGTGGTAAGTAATAGAGCACCTTTAGATGTTGTATCACAAAGGGGTTTCCAAGAATATGTAGTTCCTAATAATGGAAAAATAGTAGAAATGTCCCCTCTTGCTGAACAATATACTGATAAAAATTTAGTAGTGCCTGGTTATACACCAAGAATGCCTGCAATAGATGAAGACCAAGCAAAAGATGAAATGGAAGCAGGTCTTATAGATAACACTATGAAAAACCTAGCGAATATTCCAGAAGAAGGAACAGCAGAAGGTTATGCACAACATATCTTAAATAATATGAGTGATGTAGGTAGTGCTATTAGAGGTTTAAGTCCATTTGGTTTTACTAGCGACAGACAAGAAAGAACAAATGCACAACAAAATACTGTTAAAGATATTGAAGCAAGTGAAGAAACTAAATTAAGTAATGAAGGACAAGTGCCAGAGTTACCAGTTGAAGCAATTAAAGATTCTGCCAATAAAGTAGTTCAAACATCAGCAGATGTAGAGAAAGGTTTAGAAGAAGCACTAACCAATGCCGATAATCAAAGAATCCAGATGGAGAAAGAATTTGATAAGGCAGAAAAAGAAGAAATGAATATTGCTGATGCCGAAGAAGAAGGATTACTTGGTAGTTTTGGAACAGCGGCAAAGAACTATCTAAATGATAGAGAAAATATGCTTAATCTTGCAATGGCATTTAATAGTATGCGAGATAAACCAGATGCTGCATTAACAAGTCATTTAAGTAAGCAAATTGAAAAGATAAGAGAGCGTAAAGGTGGTAGTGCTACAGTAGCACACCTAAGAGATTTAGCACTTAAAACAGATAATCCTAGATTAAAAGCAAAATATACTCAAGCGGCAGATATGGCAGAAAAAATGCCTACTATGGCGAAAGATATTTATAAAAATGTTCTTAAAGATACTAACGAATTTAGTGATAAGCAGTTTGATAAAACACAGAAACTAAGAAAAGAGTTTACTGGTAATAAATCAATTAAAGACTTTAAAGACCAAGATGCTGCATTTGGGCGTATTGTAAGTTCTGCTAAACCTAGAGAAATAAATGGCAAGGTTTATTACTCTGGTGCATCAGACTTAGCACTTATCTTTAACTATATGAAAGTTCTCGATCCTGGTTCTGTTGTAAGAGAATCAGAATTTAGAAGTGCTGAACAAGCAAAAGCATGGTTAAGAGATACAGAAGCAGAAGGCGTTTTTAGTGTACCACCAGAAGTTAAAAGACAAATTGATAAAGCAACAACGGGTGCATTCTTAACACCTACACAAAGAAATGAGTTTGTATCTAAAGCGGCAGACTTATACGAGGGTGCTTTAAAGGGTTATGATGATGCTATTAAAGATTACACTAGAATTGCAGAATATAGTGATTTACCAGTAGATATAGTATTACCACAATCTGGTGCTGTTAATAGAAACTTTGTTCAGATGAGTAATGTTACTAAAGATTTATCACCAGAAGCAAAAGCACAGTTTGAAAAATTACCTTATGTTGAAAAATTAATGGCAATTAGGCAAGCAGGATTATCACGATAGGAAAGACTATGCCAACACTAGAAGAAATACTACAAGCACAGATTGCAAGTCAAGCACCAACAACATCACCTATTCCAACAGAAGGTGATACAGATATACCACAACCACAAACTGAGTTCTATCAAGAGCAACAGCAGTTAGCAGAAACCAACCCATTCAGACAAATGGGTGAAAGTGCAGCAGAAGATGATGTATTAGGTGTTTCTACAGCAGGTCTTACTACTTTTAATGATGCAGGACAAGATGAGTTAAGAGGTCAATTCTTTCAAGGTTTAACATTTGGTCTATCTGATGAAATAGAAGCGGCAAAGAACTCTGTATTTAGTGGTAATAGTTACGATTCAGAATTAAATAGTATTCGTGCTAGTGCAGAAAGTTTTAAGAAAAACGAACCAATATCTGCCACAGTAGCAGAATTAACTGGTGCTATTTCTAACCCTGCTTATATGGCAAAAGTGCCACAAGCATTGAGTAAGTTATCTCCAGTATCACAAGCAATGATTAAAGGTGGAACTGGTGGATTTCTTTATGGTGCAGGAACAAGTGAAGGTAATGTAGTTGAAAGATTACAAGATGGTGCTGTAATGGCAATACCAAGTGCTTTATTTGCAGGTGGTGTTACCAAGATTGTTAATAAACTAGGTAATAAGACTGTCGATAATGCTTTACAAGCAACAGATAGTGCTACTACAGTTCAGACTTTAAAGACTGCACAAGATAAAGCATATAAAGTATTAGATGAAAGCACTACTCTATTTACACCGAAAGATATGAATAGAGTTAGACAAATGGCAAATGCACAAGCACAAGAAATCGGTTATGTTGGAACAGTAGATAACCCTCTTAAAGCAATGACACACCCTATTCTTGCTAAATCTTTTTCATACCTTAATACTTTAAAGAAACAAACATTATCTCTTAAGCAAACTGAAAATATTAGACGAGTGCTAAAAGACAATGCAAGTCAAGCATATAGAAGTGGTGCTAAAGATGAATATCGTGCTATTAAAGGTATGATTGATGACTTAGATGATATGGTGAATACTAAATTAGCACAAGAAGGTAGTGATTCTATTGCCGCTGCAAGATTAGCACACCAAAGATACGCTAAAGTTAGAGATTTAGATGAAGCATTACAACAAGCAAAGACTAGAGCAACAACTACTGGTACTGGCGGTAATGTAGAAAATCAAATGCGACAAGCAGTTGCTAGAATTTTAAGAAAGAAAAACATTAATCAGTTATACTCACCGAAAGAGCAAGAAATGATGCGTAAATTCGCAGAGGGTGGATTGAAAAGAGATGCTTATAGATTAATTGGTAAGTTATCTCCCACAGATAATGGTTTAATGACTGCTTTACAGATTGGTGCTGCAGCATACGACCCTACATTTATGCTTACAGCAGGTATGGGTTGGGCAGCAAAATACTTTGGTAAAAAAGTAACTGCAAAAGATGCAGATAAACTATTAATGAATATCGGTGGAATCAATCAACCAGTTAGACAAGCAGTCCAAACAACTAATAGAACTGCTACAGTAACACCAAGTGGTATAGAAGGTTTACTTAACTTCGTTGGACAATAGGAATAGATATGGCAAAACCAGAAAAGATGGATGAAGGGCAGATTCAAAATATTGCTAGTAATGCAGTTGCAGATGCTATTGATTTTGTAGAATCTGAGATTGTTTCTAATCGTCTTAAATCACAAAGATACTTTGATGGTGAAACTGATATTGGTGAAGAAGAAGGTCGCTCTAAGATTGTAGCAACTAAAGTAAGAGATACAGTTAGAGCAATTAAACCCTCTTTAATGAGAGTGTTCTTAACTAGCGAGAATCCAGTAGAGTATGTTCCTAGAGGTATTGAAGATGTTGCTATGGCAGAACAAGCAACTAAGTTTGCACATTATAAGTTCCAAGAAGTAAACGGATACAGATTACTAAATGATGCTTTTCATGATGCTTTAGTTAAAAAAACTGGCATATTGAAAGTTTATTGGGAAAACTATTCTGATGCTGAGGTCTATGATTATGACAATCTAACCGAAGAAGAATATCAAATGCTTAAAAGCGAAGATGATATTGAAATCGTAGAAGAAACTAAAGAAACATCTATTGAGATTGACGAATTTGGACTAGAAGTCGAAAAAGGCAGAAGAACTTGTAAAGTTGTTAGAAGAACAGAAAAAGGCAAATTATGTGTCGAATCTGTCCCACCAGAAGAATTTTATGTCGATAGAAGTGCTAAATCTATAGAAGATGCCTATGTAGTAGCACATAAAAGAGAAATGACTGTCGCTGAACTGGTAAATATGGGTTATGACTTTGACTTTATATCTAATCTATCTGGTTCTAGTATTGACGATACTTTCTCAGAAGCAGAGCAATTTGAAAGAACGGGTTATGCAGAGATTGACGAAGAAGAAAGATTTGACCCGTCTATGAAACTAATAGAGGTTACAGAAGCATATATGAAAATAGATGTATATGGAACTGGCGAACCTCTTATGCACAGAATCTTAATGGGTGGTGGTAGAAGCACTATTATTGACTATGAACCTTATAGCGAAATTCCGTTTGCTGTATTTGAAGTAGACCCAGAACCACATACATTCTTTGGTCGCTCTGTTGCTGATTTAATTATGAATGACCAAGATTCTTCTACAGCAATGCTTAGAGGTGTTTTAGATAATGTCGCTTTAGTTAATAACCCTGCTATAGATGTAGTAGAAGGTCAAGCAAACATAGACGATATTCTAAATAACGAGATTGGTGCTATTCGTAGAGTTAAGACACAAGGTGCTATACAAGCAAATCCGATTCCGTTTGTAGCAGGTCAAACATTATCTGCTATTCAATATATGGACTTACAAACAGAAGCAAAGACTGGCGTTACAAAAGCATCAGTAGGATTAGACCCAGATGCTTTAGCAAATCAAACTGCAACTGGTGCACAGATAACAGCACAAGCAGGGGCAGGACAAATTGAGGTAATGGCAAGAAATCTTGCAGAGGGTGGCATGAAGCGTTTATTTAAACTACTTCTTAAACTATTTGTAGAAAATAGTGATGAACAAGAAATAATGCGTTTAAATGGACAATATGTGCCAATAGACCCTCGTTCTTGGCATACAGATATGGATGTTAGTGTTAATGTCGGTATCGGTATGGGTAAAGATGAGATGAAACAAATGGCATTAAATCAAGCATTACAAATGCAAATGCAAATATTTCAAGGATATGGACCACAAAATGGTTTGGTTACATTAACTGGTATTAGAAATACTTTAGGTGATTTATTAGCGTTAGCAGGTGTTAAGAACACAGATAGATACTTTAACCCAATGACACCAGAGCAAGAGCAAATGCTACTACAACAGCAACAACAAATGGCGGCACAAAATCCACCAGTTGACCCGAATCAAGCATTAGCACAAGCACAAGTTGAAGTAGAAAATATAAGAGCGCAATCTAGGGCACAGACAGATATGCTTAAAGCACAAATAGATGCACAGAAAGCAATCGCACAAGATGATAGAGAGCGTGATAAGATGGACCAAGAATTACTAATCAAGGCAGCAGAAGTCGTAGGTAAATACGGAACTGCTGTAGATGTAGAAAAGATTAAGCAGATGCAAGAAGAACCAAGATACCCTGATTTATCACCGACACAAGCGGTGCAACAAGGTGGTTTCTAAATGAATAAAAAAGATAAAGCAAATGCTTATAAGAGATTACTTAATGACGATACTTTTAAATTAGTATTAGAAGAAGTAAGGGAAGGGCAAGTTGGTGTCTTTCTTAATCCTAACTCCATAGGAGAGGATAGAGAAAAAGCACATAACATAGTAATTGCTCTACAGAGTGTTGTTGATTATATGGACGGTGTTATCGCTAGTGATATAATTGACGACAGAAAAAAACAATAATAGGGGGACAGCACCGATATGGAATCGACTGAAACTACAAACCAATCTTTAAGTATTGAAGATGCGGTGCAAGGTTTAATTGCACCAACCGAAGAAGCAATAGAAAATATTGAGGAAGAAACTCAGGCAACAGAAGTAGAAACTGAAGAAGTAGAAGCAACTGCTGAGTCTGATATAGAGGATATTGCCGATTCAGACGAAACTGATGAAGAAGTCGAGGAGATTGAAGCATCAGCAGAGGACGAAATAGATAACGACTATGAAGAAGATGCCGTTCAAGACAGTAACGAGGAACTTATCGCTGTAAAAGTAGATGGGCAAATCCGTGAAGTTACCTTAGATGAACTAAAGCAAGGATATAGTGGTCAAGAATATGTCCAGAAAGGTATGCAAGATGCAGCAAATCAGCGTAAAGAAGCAGAAGCGGTGTATCAAGCATTATTGGCGGATAGACAGCAAGTCGGTCAACTGCTACAGCAAATGCAAGAAGGTAATTTTGCTAAAGCACCAGAAGAACCAAGTAAAGAACTTTTTGATACTGACCCAATAGGGTATATGGAAGAAAAGATGAAATACGAGGAGAAACTTAAAGAATATAATGCACAAATGCAACAAGTTGAGCAAGTGATGAAACAACAAACACAAGCACAACAAACTGCAAAACAAGCATATATGAAATCTGAAATGGAAGAACTAACTAAGGTAATCCCAGAATTTGGCGACCCTAAGAAAGCAGAAACCATTAAGAATAAGTTATTAACAAGTGGTGCTAAATACTATGGGTATCAGGCGAATGAGATAGGTCAAGTGATGGACCATAGAGCAATAAGAGTCTTAAATGATGCTATTAAATATAGAGAAATCATGGAAGGCAAAAACAAAGCGGCAACTAAAACCACTGGTAAGCGTGTCGTTAAAGCAGGTGCTAAGAAAGTTGATGATTCTGTTAAAAAAGCCCGTCAAAAGCAAATGGCAAAACTTAAACAAACTGGCAGCATAAATGATGCTATAAGTTTAATGTTCAAATAGTTAAATTTTTTAGGAGAAGTCAAAATGGCACAACCAAGTAATACTTTCGATTCTTATGATGCGGAAGGAATTAGGGAAGACCTAGAGAATGTTATCTACAACATCTCTCCAGAAGAAACTCCCTTTTATTCTAATACACAAAAAGTAAAAGCAACTAACACATTCCACGAATGGCAGACAGATACTCTAAGAGCATCTACTACTAACGCTCATATCGAGGGTGATGATACAACTGCAGAAGCAAGAACTGCAACTACAAGATTAGGTAACTATACTCAAATCTTTAAAAACGCAGTAGTTATTCCTGATACTGATTCAGGTCTTGATAAAGCAGGTCGTTCTACAGAAATTGCATATCAAACACTAAAGATTGCTAAAGAGCAAAAACTAGATATTGAGAAAGCACTTTTCGATAACAATGCTATGGTAGCAGGTGATGGTTCAACTGCTAGAGAACTAGGTGGTGCACCTTGTTTCTTAATTACTAATACTGATTTTGAAACTGGTGGAACTACAGCAGGTGCTAACCCTACTACAAACAAAGGTGATACTGCAAGAACTGACTCATCAGCAGATGGTCAAACTGCATTCTCACAAACTAAGTTTGATACAGTAATGCAATCAATTTGGGAAGAAGGTGGAAACCCAGATAGAGTATATCTTTCTGCATTCCAAATGAATAAAGCACTTTCTTTTACTGGTATGAACAATCAGCGTTCTACTATTGGTACTTCTGTTGGTGGTACAAACGCAGTAGTTAATGCTATTGATGTTTATGTTACTCCTTGGGGTACAGTAGAATTCAATCCTACTCGTGAAAACAGAAGTAGAGATGTATTCATTATGCAAGATGATATGTGGGCAATCGGTGTTCTTAGACCTACTAAGAATGTTGCACTTGCTAAAACTGGTGATTCAGAGAAGCGTCAAATCACAACTGAATTGACTCTTGTTTGTAAGAACGAGAAAGCAAACGGTATCATTGCTGATAACACAACTTCATAATAGAGGTTAAATAGTGAGAGGGGGGTTTGTGAACAACTTACCCTCTCATTACTAAAAAGATATGGCAGATAAAGAAATTTGGCACAAAGATTATAAGAACGATAGAATCATTATCGAAAAGCAATGGGATAACAATCCACATTTAGATAGAGTAGATAAGATTAGAAAAAGTGGTTTAGGAGATGGTAAGGACTATAAGTTCGCAGGTTCTATTCCAGTTGGACTTCTAAAGCAAATATGTGATAAACTAGGTGTAAATTGGAACGATATAGATGCCAGAAAAGAAGTTATTAAAAAGATGATGTTAAGTGGCGACTTTGACAAATTAAGAGTTTGGAAAGGTAAATTTTAATGCCAGTATATAAAGTAGGCAATAAATACAAGATAGGCAAAAAAGGTAAAGCGATTTATAAGACTAAAGCATCCGCAAATAAAGCATATAAGGGATATTTAGCAAGTAAAAGGAAATAATTATGGCAGATACTACAACAACTAATTATTCATTGACAAAACCAGAAGTCGGTGCATCTGCCGATACTTGGGGTACTAAACTAAATACAAATTTAGACACATTAGATACAACTATTAAATCAATATCTGATGTATCAGATGCAGCACTACCTAAAGCAGGTGGTAGCGTAACTGGTGATATAACCACTACAGCAAATATTAATCTAGGTGATAACGACAAAGTACAGTTTGGTGCATCTAATGACCTACAGATTTATCACGATGGGACTAGTAGTTATATAAAAGATGCGGGTGCAGGATATTTATTAATTGATGGAAGTAACCAAATTCGTATTAGAACATCTGACGGAACAGAAGACCATATAATTTGTGTAACAGACGGTGGAGTAAGTTTTTACTACGACAACGATAAAAAACTAGAAACTACAGCAGATGGTGTAGATATAACTGGTACTGGTGCATTAAAACTACCAGTAGGTACAACAGCACAACAACCTTCATCACCAACAGCAGGTGATTTAAGATGGAACTCAGACGATACTTCAGCAGAGATTTATGATGGTTCTGCTTGGGGTTCAGTAGGTGGTGGCAATACAACCGATAAAGGTCTGTATGAACACGCACATACAATTAGTGAAAATTACAGTATAACAAGTGGAAATAATGCAATAGGTGCAGGACCAATAACGATTGATACAGGTTACTCAGTAACAGTACCTAGCGGTAGTGTTTGGACAATAGTATAGGAATAGATTATGGCAGTAGTAATTAACGGAAACGGAACAGTAACTGGAGTTACAGCACAAGACGAACTTAATGTAGATTCTAATACTCTTGTTGTAGATTCTACTAATGATAGAGTTGGTGTTGGTGCAGGTAGTCCTTCACATAAATTAAGTGTTAGCGGTGCAGGTAGTTCAGGTACATTAGGTCTTTATTCTACTGGAACATCTAACGAACTTAGAGTAGAACACGATGGTGGAAGTAATTGGGTTATAAATTCTGTATCTGCTAATGGTATAAGATTTAAAACAAATAATGTAGAAGAAATGCGTATTTTATCTGGTGGGGGTATTACCTTCAACGGAGATACAGCAACAGCAAACGCACTAGATGATTATGAGGAAGGTACGTTTACTCCAGATTTACAATTTAATACTGGTAATTCTGGAATGACCTATAGTAATAGAGCAGGATATTATACAAAAATAGGTAATGTAGTAACAATTTGGGGTTTTTGTGTATTATCAAATAAAGGTACAGTATCTGGTTCTGCAAATATAGCAAATCTACCTTTTACTCCTCATAATGCAGGTTCAAATCATATGTTTGGAACTTTCACAACTGCCAATGGTATGTCAAGTATGCCACAGACAAATAATTGGGTAATGCCTTATTATAGTGGAAGAATGTATTTTAGATACCAAACCTCTACTGGTGAAGGAAATATAACTAACTCACATTTTACAAATAGTTCTAATTTTGGATTTACTGCAACTTATAAAATAAATTAATATCTAGTATGGATTTACTAGACGGACAATAAAGGAGAATATAATGGCATTAACAAAAGAAACAATCGAAGATAAAATTGAAATCGTAGGCGAGTACAAAGCAGTACAAGTTAGAACTGCAACAGTAGTCAAAGAAGATGGCGTAGAGTTATCTAGGTCTTTTCATAGACACATTGTACAACCTACTGATGATATTACTGGTGAGTCTGCTGAAGTACAAGCAATATGTAATGCAGTACATACACAAGAAATTAAAGACGCTTATCAAGCAATGTTGGATGCACAAGAGGAAGTCTAATGTCAAAGGTTAAGATTGAAGGCAATGCAAGTGGTACTGGTACTTTAACCATATCAGCACCTAATACAAATACAGATAGAAGTCTAACGCTACCAGATACAGCAGGTGAAGTATTAGTTACAGATGGTACTATTACTATTGACGATACTAATGATAGAGTTGGTATTGGTACGAGTAGTCCTGATAATAAATTACACATTTTTAACGCAGATTCAGGTGGAAGTTCTTTTACTGATACTTATCTTACTATAGAAAATAGCGGTAATACTCGTTTACAAATGCTATCTGGCACATCTAGTAGTTGTGAAATCCTTATGGGAGATAGTGGTTCAAATAGACAAGGAAGGATTCAATACGACAATTCATCAGATGCTTTAATATTGCAAACTACAAACGCAGAACGAATGCGTCTAGACTCCAATGGTAACTTGTTGGTGGGTACTAATAGTCAAGTAAGTGGTGAAACAATTTCTATTCTGAAACCAGGGGCTAATAGTGCGGCTATATTAAGTAAACCTTCATCAAACACGGCTTATTATGCCTATGTAATAAGAAATTACAGTAACGCTACTGTTGGCTCTATTTACACCAACGGCAGCACAACAGCCTTCAACACCTCATCAGACTACCGCCTCAAAGAAAATGTAGTTGATATGACTGGTGCTATTGATAGAGTCAAAGCATTACAACCAAAAAGATTTAACTTTATTGCAGATGCAGATACAACTGTAGATGGTTTCTTAGCACACGAAGTATCTGATGTTATTCCAGAAGCAATCTCTGGTGAAAAAGATGCTACTAGAGAAGAAGAATATGAAGTAACACCTGCTGTATTAGATGATGATGGTAATGTAGTTACAGAAGCAGTAATGGGAACTAGAACTGTTCCTGACTATCAAGGCATTGACCAATCTAAATTAGTGCCATTATTAACTGGTGCATTACAAGAAGCAATCGCTAAGATTGAAGCACTAGAAACTACAGTAGCAGATTTGACTACAAGAATTGAAGCATTGGAGAACGCATAATGAGTAAGTTAAAAGTCTCAGCAATACACGACCCAGATAACGATAACGAAGCACTCACTATTGATACTTCTGGTAATGTATCTTTTAGTGGAACTGAATCACTTAAATTACCAGTAGGTACTACTGCACAAAGACCAAGCAGTCCTTCAATTGGTTATACTAGAATGAATTCAACTACTGGTTCTATTGAGTTTTATGATGGAACAGCATGGCTTACAACAAACTTGATTCCTACAGTTGATTCTGTTTCTGGAAACATTTATGCTGGTGCAGCATCTGATTTGACACTTTCATTATCGAATGCATCGGATACTGTTAGTGTACTGTTTAAGGAATCTGGTTCAACAATTGCAACAGTTACTGGTGTTTCAGTATCATCTGGTTCTGCAACTGTAACTGTTCCTAGTGCTGTTTATGGACAGACTGTCGGAGACACTATTACTATTCATGTATCTAATTCTGATGGAACACCTTCTTCTAATTCACAATCTAAAACAGTTATGTCACTTCCTACTGGTGGAACAATCACAACTTCTGGCGGTTATCGTTATCATGCCTTTACTTCATCTGGAACATTCACAGTTCCATCTGGATTTAGTGCCACGGCAGAATATTTAATTGTTGCAGGCGGTGGCGGTGGTGGTGGACAAAACGGCGGCGGTATGGGCGGCGGTGGCGGCGGTGGAGTTCTTAACTCTACTACCTCAATCTCTGCAAACTCATACAGTATTACTGTCGGTGCTGGTGGTTCAGGTGGTAATGATGCAAATAGAGGTGGAACAAGTTCTGCACTTTCAATAAGTGCTACTGGCGGTGGTGGTGGAATGTCCAGAAATGGTTATTCATCTAGCAGACACGATGGTGGTTCTGGTGGTGGTGGTTCAGAATATCCTTCTCCCTCAACTGTTGGACAAGGAACTACTGGACAAGGTAACAATGGCGGTCAAGGTATTGCTAATACCACTGGTGGCGGTGGTGGCGGAAAAGGTTCTGTCGGTGGTAATGGTGGTGGTTCTAATGGTGGTCATGGCGGTTCTGGTTCATATTTTGCTAACTTTTCCTCTTTTGGTAAGAGTGGTTATGTAGGCGGTGGCGCAGGCGGATGCAAAAACTATGCTGCGGGAGGTAATGGTGGCGCAGGCGGTGGTGGTATTGGCGGTGCTGGTTATCAAGGTTCTAATGGTTCATCAACTACATATAGTTCTACAACAATAAATGGACAAACAAACACTGGTGGTGGTGGTGGTGGTAATTACTCCAGTTCCCCAGGCAATGGCGGTTCTGGTGTCGTTGTTATTAGGTATGCACTTTAGGGAGATTATGTAAATGGGACATTACGCAAAAGTAGAAAATAATATAGTTACCAATGTCATTGTAGCAGATGAAGAATTTTTTGACACATTTATAGATACCTCTCCAGGCAATTGGATTCAAACTTCATATAATACAAAAGGTGGAGTTCATTTGAATGGTGGAACTCCACTAAGAAAGAACTTTGCTGGTATTGGATACACCTATGACTCTGAAAAAGACGCATTCATTCCACCTCAACCTTACGCTAGTTGGACATTGAATGACGACACTTGTCTATGGGAATCTCCAGTAGCAATGCCTGATGATGGTGAAATATACAAATGGAATGAAGAAACAACAACTTGGGATTTAGTAACGGAGTAAATTATGGCAGGATATATAGGAAATACTCCAATACCAGAAGCTACGCAGACTAGAGATAACTTTACTGCAACCTCTGGTCAAACTACCTTTGCAACATCTGGGTATACTCCTGGGTATCTTGATGTATATCTTAATGGTGTTCACTTAGAACCCTCGGATTACACAGCAACAAATGGTAGTGATGTAGTATTAAACACAGGGGCTACTACAGGGGATAACTTAACAGTAGTAGCTTGGACAACATTTAACGTAACAACTATTTATGCAAATGATTTAGTTGATGTTGATACAAGTGGAATTACAAATGGTCAAACATTATTGTATAATTCAACATCTAGTCAATTTGAAGCAGGTGATGTAGATGCACTACCTTCACAAACAGGTGAATCTGGTAACTATTTAACTACTGATGGTTCTACAGCATCTTGGGCAGCTTTAGATACAGATGCTAATACAACTACAAAAGGTTTGTATGAACACGCACATACAATTAGTGCTAACTACACAATTACAAGTGGTAATAATGCAATGAGTGCAGGACCAGTAACGATTGATACAGGTTACTCAGTAACAGTACCTAGCGGTAGCGTTTGGACAATAGTATAATGAAAACATACGGAGCATACCTTCATTGTAAACCAGACGGAACTCCATTCTATGTAGGCAAGGGTGATGTTAAGCGTATGAGAGATTTATATACAGGTAGAAACAAACATCATAAACATATTACTAAAAAGTATGGTAATGCAAATATACTTAAAGGTTTTATGGAATGTTCTTCAGAAGAAATTGCTTTTGATTTAGAGATAGGTTTAATTAAATGTCTTAAAAGAATGCACGTAAAACTAGCCAACTATACAGATGGTGGTGATGTTGGTGCTAAAGGTTATAGACATACAGGAGAATCTAAAGAAAAAAATAGACAAGCAAAATTAGGTAAAAAGTTTTCAGAAGAAACTAAAAATAAAATGTCATTAGCAAAATTAAACAAACCCCAACCTAATATTAAAGGTCGTGTTTGGGTAAATAACTGAGTAGAAACTAAAATGGTTTATAAAGATAATATCCCAGATGGATTTAAGTTAGGGAGAAAGATATGGCTATAACGATAAATGGTTCAGGAACAATAACTGGTGTATCAGCAGGTGGATTGCCAGATGGTTCAGTAACAGCAGATGACTTAGCGACATCACTAGACCTAACTGGTAAGACTGTAACTCTACCTAGTGGTACTGGTGGTAAAGTATTACAAGTTGTTCAAAACTCATATAACACAGACACACAAAACACTACTACAAGTAGTGCTGATACTGGTCTATCAGCGACAATAACACCATCATCAACCTCAAGTAAAATACTAGTAAATGTTAGTCAATTAATTGGTGGTGGATGTGGAAGTTCAAATAATTTAGTAGTTTATTTATCAATATGGAGAGGTGGAACAGAGGTTAAAGAATTTACTGGTTCTAGAAGTGATAATGTTAGTGCTTTATTTGTTTCATATAATAATTCATTTATATACTTAGATTCACCATCTACTACTTCTGCAACTACATATAAAACTACTTTTAGATTAGATACTTCTGGAGATGGTAGATATGCAAAAGCACAATGGGCAAATAATTGGTCATTTATTACATTAATGGAGATAGCAGGATGATTACAAAAGGACAAGCAATACTATCTCTAATACCTGACGCACTATTTATTTTACGAGGTGATGAATTAGAGTGGTTAGATACAGAACATACTAAACCCACAGAAGCAGAAATTATTGCAGAACAAACAAGATTACAATACACAGAAGATAGACAATACCCTAGCATTCAAGATCAACTAGATAT